TGGGGATCCGGGCGGTGCGCGGGGTGGTACATTCGGCGGGGTTTGGTCCCTTCGGCGCGGCGCCTCCGCGCGCGCGCATGGGCGCGGCATGGATAAGCACGTAACAGACATGAACGCAGGGGCAAACCCACTTGAAACGGACGGTGTCGGACTGGCTGAGGATTGGCCTGAGTACGTCCTGGGGTTAGAAAATGCCTCGCCTCTGCATGCCAATACAGTAAAGATGCTGCGCTCGATGGATGCGTATCTGGTTGCATTGGGGGCGCTGGGTAATGATAAGAGCGCGAGAGAGGCCTCAGGGGTCGCCAGGCGGACGCTAACGGGATGGAGGACAAACGACGAATACGGCTTTCTCAAGCGTGAGACATCGGCGCGGGTTGAATTTGGCCACACCCTAGAGGCTATCGCCTTTGACCGGGTGAACAATCCGGCGGGCAACCGTGGAAGCGATGTTCTGCTCCTCGGGCTCTTGAATGCGAACCTGCCGGACAAATACCGGCGCGATTCGGGTCGCGATATAGATGACAGCGCGCAGCGCCTCCTCGATCGCCTGCGCTCGGGTTCTTCGCCTTCTTCTCCTCCGGTGGTTGTCGTGTCGCCTGCGGTGGTTCGTGGCGTTGTCGATTAGCTGGCGTAATGGCGTAATGGCGTAATGGCGTTATGGCGGGTGTGTTGTTGCGTTGATTGGTTGTTGCGTTGATTGGTTGTTGCTGGGGGGATGTGCGTTGGTTGGCAGGCTATGGGTTGTCGTAGATGACGTTTGGGGCTAGTTGGCAGGCAACATATATCCGTTAGTGATGGCAATGGCTGGATGGCATAAGTAGTGGGGGTATGGCTTAGTAGTAGGTGAGATTTGGTGGAGGCACCCCTGTCGTGAATTTTTTTAGTAAAGGGGGTTTTATATGTTTGGAGATCAGATGTCGTTTCTTGAATCTCGTGAAGAGGCAGAGGCGTACTGTGCGGCTCTTGTGGAGAAGGGATTGGATGCGAAGGTAGTATTGATGGGTGAGAAGTGGTGTGTGAGGAGTAAGTTGAAGGTAAGTGAGTGAGATTTGTATGTTTGTCGTACTATAAAATAGGTATTGGTTCAGCTCGTAGATCTTCTAATTTGTTATTTCCGGTAAGGACACATGACTACTACCGAAGCGCCGAATCGAGAGGACATAAATGCTTTGTACGAGCGGTTGGAGTTTGTTCCGACCCCCGAGCAGGAGGTTATTCTCAAGTCTCGTTTTCGGTTCACGCAGATTGCGGGAGGTGAGCAAGGTGGTAAGTCTGTCACTGTTTCTAAATATTTTTGGGAGCGGCTTGGTGAGTCCTCGCCTGATGGAAGTGATGAATACTGGCTAGTAGGTCAAGATTACAACCGGACTACGAGGGAGTTTCGGTATTTATCTATGGATGCGAAGAGGTTGGGGTTGCTCCGTAGCGCCTCAAAGAGAAATGACCCTGGTGAGATTATTTTGAAGGATGGCACTCGTATCATTACGAAGAGTGCTAAAGACCCTACAAGCCTTGCTATGGTCGCTCCGCGCGGGATTATGGCGTGTGAGGCAGGTGTGATGGATCATTGGGTGTACGAGCTTATGGAGGGTCGTACTGCTGGTAAGCGTGGTTGGTTATTTTTGACAGGCACGTTTGAGACGAGTGTTGGTTGGTATCCGATGATTTGGGAATCATGGCAGACGGGGATAGATAACAAGAAAAGTTTTTCTCTTCCGTCTTGGTCGAACACATTTTTATATCCTGGTGGTCGTTGGGATCCTGAGATATTGAGGTTGGAGGCTGAGCACAGCGAGGAATATTTTATGGAGCGGATTGCGGGTAAGCCTGTACCGCCGAAAGGTCGGGTATTCAAGGAGTTCACGCCTGATATCCACATTGTGACGAACGAGTGGGATCCGTTAGAGCCTGTTTATATTTGGGAAGATCCTGGTTATGGTGGAGCTGGTACTCACGCTCATGCGCTTGAGATATTTCAGTACATAGCAGGCCAGCTAAGGGGAATTGACGAGATATATGAGCATGGATTGACCACTGAGGACATGATTGATATTGCTCAAAACCGACCTTGGTGGAAATCTCCTAAATTCCTAGTGTCTGACCCTCACTACAAAGACCAGCATCACTCGATGAACAGCGTTGCCGAGCAATGGATGGCCCAAACAGGGCTCCGTGCCGCAGGCGACCGGATACAAATCCTTCCAGGCATAGAGCGGATGAAGAGCTTGCTCAAGATTGACCCTGTAACAAGACGCCCACGGATTGTTTTTCACCCAAAGATGACGGGTGTACTGTCGGAATTTGGCGCTATTCAGAACCCGTTTGATGGACAAAGCCATGTGTACTCATGGAAAGTAGATAATGACGGAGTTCCGGCGGGTCAAGTTCCGATAGATGCGGCGAATGACGGTATCAAAGCGGTTATCTACGGTGCGGTAGTGCTATTGGGGTATCCAAGTACACTGAGAACTCATAATGTTGCTCGGGTTACTCGGCATAACGGTAGCCATAAGCCATCAAGCCTTTTGGGGAGACGACGTGCCCAACGCTGAAGAAATAATCAAATTGGTCGAGGCGAAAAGACTCTCTACACACGCTCTGCGTGATCGAATGGCGAGCGATTTCCTTATGTGGATTCTCAAAGAGTTCAGTTGGGATGAAACTGTTGATCATGGTGAAGATGGCCCGTTTAAGACATATACGTCCAATGAACCACGAGCATATGCAGACAAAATTATCTCGTACCTTGTTGGCGCACGCCTTTTAGCCCAGGTTCCTGACGGCGGCAATGACCGTAGTGACCGCGACGATGACCTGGCACGAGAGCGATTTGTCATGGGTGTACTAGAGCAGGCCGACGATAACCTGAGAATGATGGTCGAGCCCCCTGTACGCGAGCAATTATCTTGGTTTGCCGCTGTAAGAGGCTGGCTGGCCGGGCGGGTCGTGTTCGTCAAAGACAAAGACGAAGATGGGAATGAATCTACTTCAGTAGACATTACTCCGTGGGATCCCCTGTACACGTACTGGGAAGTCGGCGGGCGTCGCGGCCTGAAATGGGCCTGCCACGTTACACGAAAAACTCGCGAAGAGATTATGGCAGAGTGGAGCATAGAAATAGACCCGAAAGACGAAGAACCCTCTATTTTTGAGGGACATCGCCAATCGGATGACTCTTTTGATGTCTACGACTACTTCGATGATGAAAACAATATCGTCGTGGTCGAAACGGGAGCTGAACTCAAGAAGGAAACTAAACATGGGGCGCCAAGAACGCCGTGTTTCATTATCCCTGTTGGCGCAATGCCTTATATCCAATCCGGTGATGGACATGAGGGTATTGAGCACGTCGGAGAATCAGTCTTTGCGGCGAATAGAGAGCTTTACGAGAAGGTAAATGAAGTTTTATCGACGTGGTTTGAGCTTGTAAGCCGATCCAAGAACCCGCCTATTGCTTTTGAGTCAGAATCAGGGGATAAAACCCTTGAAGAGAATCCTTGGCAGGCCGGTTCGGAGATTGCTCTTGCCAGAGGGGAAAAGATATCGTCCCTCGATCTGCTAGAAATGAGCAAGGACACCGGCGCTCTATTTGGGCTTATCTCTAGCGAATTGCAGCGTGGTGGAATTCCTAATGTTGCGTTTGGAGAACTCCAATTTCAGCTATCAGGATTTGCTATTGGCAACCTGGGCAACAACATCGAAGGTGTGCTGCAAGGTCGTATCCGAGCTATGCGCGATGCCTACAAAATGATGTGCGACTTGGCCGTGGACACTTTTGGTAGTGGAAAGTACAAGTCAATCGAGTTATCTGGGCGCACACGAGGACGCGACTATTTCTCAGAGACGATTACTCCGGAACAAGTCAAAAAAGGCGGACGAATGGTGTACGAACTTGTACCCATCCTGCCTCAAGATGACATGCAGAAATGGACAATCGCTCAAATCGCGCAGAAGGCTGAAATGGCTCCAGACCGATGGATTCGTGAAAACATTCTTCAGATGTCTGACTCCGATGGCATCACAGATCTCATGCTTACACAGCGCGCTGAGCGAGGATTGCCACAAGCGCAAATGTTTATCCTCATGGAAGCAGCTGCCCGCGCCGGACAAGAGCAAATTGCGAAGTTTTACTTTGAGGAATTACTCAAGACTATGCACAAGGCAATGAACCCAACTCCTGACATGGGCGGGCCTGGTGTTCCTGGCGGGCCTCCACCTGGAGCTCCTGGCGTTGGGGGTATGCCACCCGGCATTGACCCTATGGCAATGCTAGCGGGGATCGACCCTTCAGTGCTGACTCCGGCAGCTTTAGGCGTTCCACCGACTCCTCCTGATGCGTCACAGTTAGGCGGCATGGTTGCGCCAGGGAGCCCTCGTCCAGGTGCACAGCTTGTTGGGCCTGACGGCGTAACTCCACTGTTGTAGAGAGATTATGTACGAACTAATAGACATAAACGGGACTAAAGTTTCTGAATATCGTAGCTTTATGGAAGCGAAAACAGCAGCTGATAGTAACCCTGGGTATTCTGTTTACTATCCCGATAAGAGTCAAATTATCTACACGTTTACTAATGGTGGGCGTGTAAATCCTACATTCAATATTTCAACCTTCAAGCATAAAGATACTGAATCTCTGAACACTCCGGAGCGTTTTGAATTTGAGCAACGCGAACAAATCAACGCCCTCCCAGAAGCAAACCCAGCCATAAATGAAGCTGAGTTAGAAGCTAAATTAGCAGAAGTACTTAAGGACGAAGAACAAATTCTCCGAGTCCTCCCCGATAAGCCGCCAATTGAGAGTCCAATTCCCGAACCGATGGCAGGCAATCCTCCCGCCGGTGCCCTGGGGAAGAGTGACCATCCATATTTTGGTTACAACGAATGGTTCAATTTTGTAGGAACCGCTGAGGAGTTCACACAATTCTTTGAATTGAACCCCCACCTACGCAACAGAGACAGTAATAACAAACTTTTTAAAGATTCAGTACTCAAAGGCGGCGCCCAATACGTCACGCCTACGCCTACGCCTACGCCTACTCCGACGCCTGAGCCT